CTTGGTCGTGGGGACAAATGCACTGGAAACGATGATACCTGTAACGCTAACAAGGTGCGTGGACAGGATTTTTGTGTGGGGCATTTGAAGAAGATTAAGTCTGGACGGGTTGCATAATGGCTTATACCGAGATGACTGCGACTGCGTTGAGGCAGGTGGTTCGTGATATTACGGACCTTGATGCTACAGATTTGCCTGATTCGTTGTTGAACCTGTATTTGCGTGACGGTTATTATCGTATTTTGGATATTGAGAAGCGTTGGACTTTTTTGGAAAAGTCGTTTACTTTTAATACGGTTGCCGAGCAGAGGGCTTATCCTATAGCAAACTTTACTGCTGACCCGATGGCTCAGATTGTTTCTATTGTGGATAATACTGGTGTTGGTTTGCGTTTGGATATGGTTGCCCATGATGAGGCTGAAACTACTTATGTTGGTTCGTATGACACTAGCGGTGACCCGTTGTTCTACAGTATTTGGGAGGGGAATATTCATTTGTTTCCTAAGCCTAATAATGTTCGTGCTTTGACGGTTCGTGGTTATCGTGAACCTGTTGATTGGGTTACTACTGGTGGTTTTGTTGATGCTAGTGCTAATTTGCATTTTGCTTTAGCGTATTATGCTTGTAGTCGGGTGTATCAACGCTTAGAGGATGTGGCGATGGCTGATGCCTATAAGCGTTCGTTTGATGAGGGTGTTATGTTGGCTGTTAAGTCTATTATGACTCCTAATAGTCATGCTCATTTGGTGTTGTCGGCTGGACGAACCAATGGTCGTCCAACCTTTAACGGATGGATGCAAAATCTCGGTAAAACTTTAGGACAGTAATGGCTGGCTTAAACATTACAGAAGTGAGTGATTTTACTGGTGGGTTGAACTTTCGTGCTGACCAGTTTCAGTTGTCAACTTTTGAGTCACCTGACATGTTGAATGTTGAAATTGACCCTCGTGGTGGTGTGTTTAGTCGTGGTGGTTATCGTCAGTTGAATACGACAGCGGTTGCTGGTACTTGGAGTCCACAAAAGTTGTTTCCGTTTAGTGGTGATACGCCAACAGTTATGTTGGCTAATAGTACAAAGGTTTATAAGTCAACTGGTGGTAACTTTACCACACTTGAAGTTAGTGCTGGCGTGGACATGACATCACCTAGTCCGCATGGTGCGTGTATGGCACAGTGGGCTGACAGCATGTATATTGCTACTGGTTCTGCTGGTACTGGTGGTTATGTTTGGAAAACTACTGACACTTATGCGTTTGCTTTAACAGCATCGGGTACTAATCCGCATGACTGGCAGGTAACTCAGGATGCTACTCAACGCAAAATGCCAAGATGTGAACATCTTGTTGTCCATGCTAATAAAATGTGGGCTGCAAATATAACTGAAGCATCATTTGGTATTGCTTCAACAACATACCCTAATCGTATTCGTTGGTCGTTGGAAAATGCACCTGAAAATTGGGATGAAGATGACTATTTTGATATCGTTGGCGGAGGCAACGGTATCACGGGTATGGCTGTTGTTTCGGGTCAGTTGGTTGTTTTTAAACCTAATGCTGTTTATGTTGTGTTTGGTTATGCTAGCGATAATTTTCAGGTTGTTGAGTTAACTAACCGTTTGGGTTGTTCAAATCATCATGCTATGGCACAAGCGGATGATGGTGTTTACTGGTTTAGCCATAATCAGGGACTATATTTTTATAATGGTTCTGGTATCAGGGACATGTTTGATAACCTTCGCACAGCCATTGACTTGAATTATATTAACCCTGCTGAAACGGAGTCTGTTACTGTTTCTTGGGTTGGTAGGCGTGTGTGGGTTTCTGCACCGTATTCTGTTGATAGTACTGCTACTACTGCGACAGTGAATTTTGTTTTGGACCCAACTATTCGTGGTGGGGTGTACACAATGTTTTCTACACATGATGGTTATGGTTTAGTTGGTGGTTGTGACTGGACTGATTCTAGCGATGTTGATTATCGTTTGATGTGCCATCCGTTTGAACCGCATGTAATCAAGGTTGACATGTATAACGAGGATTCGGACAACATCACTGGAAGTGATGTTGCTTTCCCTAGTTATTATAAGACACGCTGGTTTGATGGTGGTTCTTATATGCAAAAGAAAATGTTTCGCCGCCCCGATTTTGTGGTTAAGGAATCCGATTTAACACAATCTATTACCGTTAAGGTTTACCACGATTTTACTGAAGGTGAAGGTAACGAGAGAAAGATTTTTGATATTTCTCAGTCGCCACCTGCCACCGCTTTGTTGTGGGGTTCAGGTTTATGGGGTGAGGATTGGGCTAGTGGTGCAGCAAGTTCTAAGGTTTTGGCTGGTCGTAACCTTGGTCTTGCTAGGTCTATTCAATTAGAATTTATTGGTCCTTCACAACAACGATGGGGTGTAAACAGTATCGGTTACAAATATCAGGCACGGAGAATTAAAGGATAATTTATGGCAACTCTTAATATTCCAAACAACTTCACCAACGGCACACCTGCCGTTGCTACAGAAGTTAACGCAAACTTTCAAGCAGTAAAAACCTTTACCGAAGGGATAGCAGCGGGGACAGAACTGGATGATGGGTCTATTGTTTATAGCAAGTTGGCGGCAGGAACAGTTTCGGCTTTAACGACTGCGGGCGACAATGCTCAGGTTGTTTTGGGTGTACAGATTTTCGGATGAATAACGGCTGGCAAACCCCCTTTCTGTCCGTGCTGGCAGGTTCGGATAAAGATGCGCTTCAGCGTATCTTTGCTTCACTTCAGGCTGAGTTGGCTCGGATGCAAACCGAAATAGACATCCTTAAAGAGCGAAACACCTTTAAATTCAAGGAACAAACGAGGTATTAATATGAGCATGACCGAGGCATATTATAAGGACTTTGGACAGAATGATTCTGCTCAGATTGCTAGAAGGCAGAAGCGTTCTATTGCTAATCAGCAGGCTGCTTTGCTTGGGCAGCAGCGTGGTTCACGCCGTATAGCCGACATCACTAAGGCTGGTGTTCAGGGTTATAATCCTACGGTTTCTGCTTATGGTCGCCGTGGTTTGTCGGGTCCTAATGTTCAATCTGGTATTACTCGCAAGGCTTTGGCTGATTATGCGTCTGGTTTGCAGGCAAAGTTAGGTGCGGAGCAAACTGGTATTCAGGAGGAGTTAAATCGTATTGCTATGGATGAGTCTATGCAGCAGGCGGATTTGGAATCATATTTGGCTGAGCAGCGTTTACAGAAGCAGCGTGACATTATAAATGCCGCAACACAGTTGCGTCAATTTGCGAGTTACTAGGAGTTATTATGAGTATTGTTTATAAGAATGGTCGTTTGGTTCGTGAATCAGATGAGGAAAAGGCAGCCCGTTTGGCGTTGGCTGCTTCTGATAATGCTGCTACTCAGGAACAGTTTGATAAGCAACGCATGTTTGGTTCTGCGGCACAAAAGAATCTTATAAA